TATCGTATAATTTACCCCAAACCGTTTGAGAAATTTCAAGTTCGGCATCATCTAAAAATAGTTGTATTCTGCTGTCATCTATAGTGCTAAATTCGGGAAACCGTGATTTAAAGTCTGTAGGAGTTACCATAATTAAACCTTTTTGATTTAATCAAATATAAAAAGGGGAGTTGTTAAACTCCCATTTTATATTAAGCTTCTTTTGTTTTTTTAACAGTTTTTGTTTGAGTTTCTGCTTTCTCAATAATGCCATTTGCAATAGCATTATCAATTTTTTTAGACTCTTTTTCAGTTGGAGATTCTACTTCTAGAACCCCGTCAACGCTTTTAAATCTTCCAATTTCTAAAGTGTTTTTGATTAATACTTTATATTTAGGCATATTAAACTCCTGTTAAAATTCTACCAGAAGCGTTCTCGATTATATCCAAGCCTGCTACTCCAAACATAGACTCAATAGAGTGTCTAGAGCCTTGTGTAAACTGATTGTAAAGCTTTAAAGGCACAGGGATTCGCATTTGCATTGCTTGTCTTTGAGATGAGTAAACAACAATTCTTTTAACAGATGAAATCTCAGCCTTATTGGTGATAACAAAAGAAATATTCATTGTTCTCTCGAGTGCTTCTCTAACAGTAGTTAAACCACCAGCTGTATTTAAATATGTTTTACTCATTAAGTTATAAGTATCTTGATGAACTACTGCTCTATCGCAAGAGAACACTTCATCATTAAATACAGCACTTCTTTGGTCTGTAATTAACTCTGCAACCTCATCAAACATTTGTTGGCCTGTTAGTGTACTAAATGCACCAGATGCACTACCGATTGCAAAACCAGAAAAGTTTAAAAGCCCCTCAGTTTTAGTGCCGTTACCAAGATAACCTAATTTATCAATAGTTTGTTTATATTTCTCATCATGCGCCGCAATCATTGCAGCTGGTAAGTTTCTATTTTGTAAAGATGCTTTTTGTAGCTCTAAATCCGACCAGCTGGACATCGCTTCTTTATAGTACACAGGGATTGTGTCATCTTCTACACCTAAAGAGATTTTACCTTGAGAGTCTGTCATTTGACCAGCATCTGCAAAGTCACCCTGAATTGACTCTTTTAGCTTTTTGATGGCATCAGCATATCCACCTTCATTATTGATAGTAATTCCAGCGCCTGTTAAAAAAGTAAGCCCCGCGATTCTTTGCTTAAAAATTTCACTAGAGATGTGCTCTAGGTTTCTAGCTAATATTGTCCCACCCGCACTATCTTGAGTAGCAAAGTAATTTTTTGCTATATCAAAAGAGTTTAAGTCATATAGTTTATCTAATGTGTTCGCCATAATTTCCCCTTTACGCCACTAATTCTTTTTTAGCCACCAACCATACATTGGTTGCAACTTCTTTCCAAAATACCCAGCCACTATCAACATTGTCTGTAGCTACTGTTGTAGCTTTTCCAAACTCACCTGCTGTTTGATTTTCAGCGTAAGCAATTCCATATTTGGTTGGAGTAACTCCTGCAACTACATCAACAGTTGCAAATCCTGTAGTAATAACCTCCGCCACACTGTTTGGCAAATCTCCTGTTGTTCTATATGTAGAAACACCAACCTCACCTGCAATTAATCTTCTTGTAATACCTGCGATTTGTGGTGTAGCACTTCCATCAAGATTATCAATCGAACCATTGTCATATTTAACAAATCTACCTTGTACTAAACCATCTTCGAACGTTTCGAAAGCTAATGTTAAACCATTTGTATTTGGAAGTAACTCACCTGAACTTAACCCTACGCTCTCAGCAATAACTGCGTCTTTAAATGCCATTTTATAGCTCCTCCTTTGCCATATCGGCGAATTTCATAGTTCGTGGTTTTGCTTCAAAACCATCAAACGCCTTAGCTTGCGAATCTTTAATAGCTTTTTGTTTTCCAACTGTTTGTGCTATAACAGTTTCATAGACTCCATCAATAAACTCGTTCGATTTTCCATCTAAAGAAATCTTAGAGTTTGCACTAATTATAGATTTTTTCATATCCATAATTGAATCAGTAGCTTTTACATCTACATTTAAACTTTTAGCCGTATCAATTAAGGCAACTTTTTCAGAAACTAAAGCGTCAATAGCTGAATCAGTAGATTTTTTCTTCTCTTCTTCTATATCTTCTTTTAGTTTCTCGTTCTCTCCCTCTAGCTTTTCCATATCTTTTTTCAGCTCTTCTTTTTCATCTTTTAATTTCTTAACAGAATCTTTTAAAGAGTTGATATGGTTAAATACCGTATCGCATACTTCGACCTCAGCGTCACCAATTTTTAGTTTCACCATTGCACTTCCTTTCATATTTTTTGGTTCTTCGTTAATTATAGCAAAATTATCAGCAATGATCTTACACTTAGCTCCACATCGCCCTTTATCAACAATTGCTACGTGGTTGATCTTTATATTAGTTTGTTTATAATCGTAAGCCTTACCATTAAACTCCCCCTTTTCTTTAACCAAATCTTGACTGTACCCAGCTGATATTTCAACCTTGCCATTTTGTATCTTATTTATAAGTTGCTTATCTGTTATTGTCATCTTAGCTTTAATATAATCAATCCCATCTTTGCTAAATGTTTCTATACTAGATACGCTACCTTTAATAAGCTCTTTTGCATTGTCTATATTTACAAACTCTTCAGGATGGTTATCTGTTACAGGTGCATTAATATAAGAGTCTAAGCTATCTTGATTTAAAACTTCTTCCCTTGGTCTATAAACACCTATTACTTTAGATGGGTCGCTTTCAGTATCACCTAGCTCAATCGCTAAATAATCTTGAACTCCAGTCCTAGCTAAAACACCAGTTACTTTTAAAAACCCTGTTTGTTCGTCTATATATTGTTCAAACTTATTAAAGCCTTTGTCTTTTATGAACATATTATTCCTTTCAATCATCTACAAATAGTGGTAAACGAGTGCATCTGCAATTGAAATCAATTCCAGGTGCTAACTCAACCGCTCCAATGCTACTTCTTTTTTTCCACTTGCCTTTTTTAGCGTCTTCTATGCTATCAGCGTAAACTGTATTGTCGTTCATTTTGCATATTTTACCATTTAATACTCTATGCGATTCGCGCACCCTCTCATCTTCACTTGTGCTCCATTCGTATAACTCTACTCCAGCACTCTCATACCTAGCTTTAGTAAGTTGAGAATTTATAACTGCTGTTTCTTGTCTAGCAATCATTTTAATTCTATTTTATTTGTTCAGGTCGCAAACCGTTACTAATACCATTTTGTATTTCTATTTCTATACCCTTAAAAAACTCTTCGGGAATAGACTTAATTAATACTTCATTCTTTTGTCTTTGCAGTGCTACAATGTCATTAAGCCCTTTTTCATTTACCATAGTTTCAATATCAATCCCTAAGCCCCTATTGACACTTTTTAAAAACTTATCTCTATTTACATTATTTAGTTTATTTACAAAATTGCTACTTATATTTTTAGCTATTAAATCTATCTTGCCCCACTTCTCCCTTAAGTTAGCAAGTATCCACAAAGTAACTAAAGGATTATTATCGGTTGTAATTTTAGCTTCACTTAAAGCTGGATAGAGTTCGTTTCTTACATCGTTCTCCATCTCTTTAACTATTTTTCTAAGTTCTTTATAATAGTAAAGTTCTACAGCTCTACTCTCTTTTATAGGGCTTAATCTTTTTGGCTTTTTGTTTTTCATTTACTATTCTTTAATAGGGTCGTATTCAACAGGCTCAAAGTTTTTCATCTCTTCAAGCAGTTTTCGCTCTTCCTCTATGCTCTCAGGCGTGATTGTTGGATAGTAAGGGTCGTTAGCATATTTTGCTTTAGCTTCAAATTCTGTAATAATTCCTCTGTCTATGTTGATTTGGTCTGTTTGTGCATCTCTATTTCTAATAATAGATTTTTGCTCCTCTGTCATTTGATAGAGTGATTTAAATTCGTAATCAATATCTACATATTCGCCAAATAAAGATTTACTAAGGATAGGGTCTAAATAATCATAAACTTCTCTAAGGGTAGCTCTTTCGTTCGTTTCGATACGATCGTAATAGAACATTAAATCACCAGTGCCGTCATTTGCTAGGCCAGCGCTTTGTATATTCATAAATCTAGTTTTTGGTATATCTGCTGCACTACAAATTAAATCTATAAATACATTGTGAACTGCTTCTAGTCCTGCAAAATTCTTAGCAATATTTGTGTAGTTATCTTTAGAATCCAGCATAAGTCCATTAAAGATAGACTTACCCTCCATCGCAACTTCGCCACGCTTTATGGCTAGTTCATCATTTCCACTTGATACAGCTTCGTTTAAGCCCTCAATGTGGAACACATCTAAATTTGATTGAATTAGTAAATTGATTAAAAGGTCTGGACTCATTTGAGCGTTTTGGATATTTTTATATAATCTTTCATATATAGATAACCCCCAGCCATTAAGCAACTCTTTATCATAAAGCGTTGTGTCTAGTCCGTCTAATTTAATTACTCTTGTGTGGTGTATTTTAGTGGATGTTCTAGTTACATAATAGTATTGAGGCTGTAAGAAGTTGCTTGACATAGGGTCACGATTTATGTCCATAGAGTATAATTGCCACCTATCAAGTACGATTATGTCTTGAACATCCCCCTTTTTGATATTGTCAGGGATTAACGGCTCGCTCATCTCATCATCACTAGAAATAATAATTAAAACAGCACTACCGAAGATTTTAGCCCATTTCATACAAAACTCTATTTTTTTATCTAGCTTTAAATGCTTGAGATAATCTTTGTATGCTTTTAGTTTGTTTTCGTCTTCAATAGTAAATAATCTACCACCTTTAAACGCATCGTCCACAGGAATATCAACGGCTTTCCCTCCAAAGTGGTTTCTGTATAAGCCATTTACTATGTTGTAATTGTTTGATAAATGAATATGATTAGAATATGTGGTATTTGTGGTTATATCTTTATTGCTACCTAATGCACGGTTCACATTTATAAAGCCATCGCTTACTTTTTTATTTGTTGCCATTAAAATAGCCTTTTTATTGTAATTATATCAAAACATTAAAGCATTTAGTCCAGCTGTTCTTTTCATGAGTGGAACTAAACTATACCTTAGTGCATCTATTAAGTGGTTGTTTGAATCTTCCACGTCGGGCAATATATTCCCGCTTCTTTTATCTATCTTATAACTGTATAGTCTAAATTCTGTAATAGTATGTTCGCAAGAGGGGTGAATAATTATCT